CAGCAATAGGAATAAGCTTTTCCTTATTCAACTTATAAAGAATATTATTGAACTTGTTATATTCAGCTGGTTCATTCTTGATAACACGAATCATATAGACAGGAATTCTCGAAACTCCGTCTATATCGTCGAAATCAATACCGTTATCCTTCATTACCTTATAAAAGTATGCTTTCGTTCCAATCTGTAATAAGTCTTCAGTTATTAATATATCTTCTTCGTTAATCATATCCTTTCCTGTATTAGAATTCGAAATTATTTAAATCAGATTGTTCAATTTTTTCTCTAGGTTCAGTCATTGGATCATAACTTCCAGCTGGAGCACCATCAAATGACTTCAAATCATAAATCTTCTGTTTTGCTGTATCAACGCCAATCGTTACAACACTTGATTTCGGTTGACCGTATCTAGTCTTCAACAACTTGACCGTATACATATTTGCTTCTTTCAATTCTGGCGTCTGAGTAATACCAAAGATTACATCTGCCTTCATTGTCTGACCGAAAGAGTCAGCTGCATCATCCAAACCAAGTTCTGCTTTACCATAACCACCTCTGTTAGACTGAGCTGCAGTCAAAACAGGAATATTCATTTCCATACCGATACTTCTAACCTGAGCACAAATTTCTCTCAACTTACTGTTATCATTTTCAGATGGGTTAGGTCTACCGTTAGGAATCATACATCCAATATAGTCAATAACTAATGCATCAGGAACAAAACCACGTTTTTCTTTAAGTTCTTGCATTAATGCTTTAATTGCAAGTGCATTAATACAACCTTCGGAATATTCCTTAATCACCAACTTGTTATGACCAATACCACTAGCTCTCTTCTTCCAGAGTTTAGCATAAGCTTCCTTATTCAATGCTCTCAATTCATTCTGAGTAATATCGAATATGTTTTGCATAATTCTCTGACCGACTTTAACTTCGGAATCTTCGAATGAAACATAAAGAACTTTCCAACCGCCTAATACCAATGCAGAAGTTATAGAACAAAGAACCAATGTTTTACCAACGTTGGTGCTAGCCATGACTTCAATTAATGCTTTAGTATGTAAACCACCGCCAATCATTTCATCGAGTGATTTACAACCAGTTGGCAATAATCTTTCATTCGTAATAATATTGTTAAAAATTATTTCTGGTTCTTCAAAGAATGAAAAACCAACTTTCGTATCAAAAGAGAATGATTCAGCATAAGCCATATCATCTGCAAAACTACCTTTCGACTTACCAGAAGCACAATATTCTGTATATGCCATACAGACTCTGCTACCAAGACGTTTTCTTACAAAAGTCTGAATCTCATCCAAAATATATGGAGTATTTACATCAGAATCAGCAATCTCCATACATTTTTCAAATTCTTTAACTGCCCTTTCGTCTTTTAATATTCTCTTTACCTCAATAACATTCGGCATTTCAGAATATCTAGTATTATAATCTATAATAGCATCAACTATATACTTGTGGTCTGTATTTGTGAACCATGAATTATCTAATTCGGGAACAACCTTACTTGAAACATCAGGATTAGCATATAAAGTCTTAATAATTACTTGTTCAAATTCGTTATCTGTCATAGTTCGTTATTTATAAAAGTGTTTACATTCTTAAATATAGAAAACAATTACTTAATTTTTTTAACAAAGATTTTATTTTGAATTTTTATAAATTATCTTCTATAATCTTTTCGGATATTTCATCCATTTTATCTAAAGCATATGCATTCTTAACAGTTTCATCTTCTACAACGTCGGTATCAAATCTATCGATGTGCATAACCATTCGCCTAAACTGTTCAACTGGGAATGTATTCATAAAGCTATCTTTTTCCATAATCAACTCCAAAATATAGAAATAATGGTCCTTGTTGAAGGACCGTATATTATTTATTCTGTATTTTTAGTTCAATGTTAGCTTATTTAAATGTATCAATACGTCTTCAACTATCCAATCATAGCCTTCTAGTGTTCCTTCAACTGATACATAATGTTTTCCAAGCTTATCTAGCATAGCTCTTACTTTTACATCTATTTCTTTAGCTTCATCCTCAGTTTGATTTCTTCCTGCTGGATTATAGGCTTTTCTACGTTCTATGAAATAATTAAGTTGATTCTTATATTTACCATCTTCACCTATACATGCAGTTTTAATATATTCTTCATCAGTATAAAATGAACCTAAAATAATAGGACTATCGGTAACAGCTACATCTACCTTACCATATACTCTAGCAAGCCTAAATGCTTGTTTACCAGATATATAGAACTGGCAATTAAGTACCTTCTGGTTTTCTTCCCACGTCTTATCTTTTGCAAATTCTGTTACATATTCGGCATTAATGCCAGCCATCTTAAGCTTTGAAAAAATATAGGCCGCAGCAGTCGATTTTCCTGCACCTGGACCTGCGAATAAATTGACTATTAGTGTATCTATCATATAACCTCAAATATAGAAATTTTATTATATATGACGTTCAATATAAAAAATAACCGGGATTTTCACCCGGTCTTTTATTATTCTTCGTCTTCGTAATCTTCGTCTTCACCTGAAGCCGCGACATTCGGATCGATACCTGTATTTTCACTCAAATCGGCGTCTTCTTTTTCCATTAACTTCATAATGTCTTCAGAAGCGTTAATCAATACCTGGTCTTCGAATGCGAACTTAGCTTCAACATAGTGTCTAAACGTTTCGTTCTTGTAAAGCGGAATCCAGAATTTAGCACAGTAAAGTTCAGATTCTTTCCATATTCTCTCTGGCTTACCAAGTTCACCAGTTTCCTTATCAACTTGGACGTCATAACCAATTCGAGCATAATAACCTGGCTTCGGCTTATATACGATACCTGAATCAATTGCCTCATCAAGCAAGCCGTAATAAGGAGAAATACCACCAGCATGGAGAATAAGATATTGAGTCTTTACGAATTCCTTAGCAGAACGACCCTTAGCAACACCAGCTGTAATAACCTTACCGAGAATGTTCTTATCCTTGTCCTTTTCCTTCTTAGTAGAAGAACCAAGCATAATGTTTTCAGCATTGAATATGATTCTCATACCACCTGGAATCTTATACGGATCACCATACATTTCGAGAGAAGCATAAACGTGGTTCATAACGAGGGTTGTAAAACCAGCACTCAAGAGAAGGTTTGCAAGTTCGTTCTTAAACTTAGCAGAAGACATGTTTACAGCACTTGATGCCTGTTCAGCCTTTTCAATGACCTGTTCTTCAATAATCGGACCCCAGGAGTCGAAAAGAAGGAAAGTATTACGTGCTTCGTCAAGAGTAAGACCACTCATGAGCTTTGTAATGAACTGTTTAATTTTTGGAATTCGGTTTGTCGGTCCAAATACACCGACTTCTTTCATGTTAATTCCGAGCTTAGTAAGAAGATCGTAGTTAACAGAGTTTTCAGTATCGACAATGAAGCAGTTCATGCCAGAATCTTGTGCAGACTTAAGAACTGCGTAGCCAATCATAGATTTACCCCAGCCGGAACCAGCTGCAATCATACTGATTGAACCTTTCTTGATACCGCCCTTAATTTTACCTGAGAGCAACAGGTTGACTGAAATACAGTTTGTGCTCAACCATTCAATCGGTTTTTGTTCAGTTCTGAGCATGTCGGCGAAAGCCTTTTCTTTCATCATTTTAGCAAGCAATTTATTTGCCATCTTTTTACCTCAATTTAATACAATTTGACATCACGGACTTTCAGCTGATAATGGTTATAAATCGTCCATTTTATAACGTTTTTTATTATCAACCTTTTTATTTATAATTGTAAACTTTCTTTTACAAATATAGAAAAAAGTTACTGACATAGCGTCAATAACTTTTTAATTTGGATATTTCTAATTATTTTAACCTAAGCGTTCATTGATTACGAAACCATCAGACGGATATAAATCACGATATGGATTTCTTACAGTTTGAACAAAATCAGTATCTTTCTTTACACCTTCGGAAACAATGTCTTTGTCAACTACCATAGCTGGTTTTTCATTAACAAATTCCTTAGATTCCTTTACGACACTCGGCTTGAATAATGCTTCTGCTGGCTTCTGTGCAGCAGATTCATTAACCGGTTCTGCCTGATGTTGTGCTTCATATTCTTTAAGCTTAACCTTATGCTTAGACCACATATGTGAACCAAGCTTCATTCGATTTTCAAACGGTTCTCCGCAAATTGGACAAATTTCACTCATTACTTAGCCTCTTTCTTAGTCTTCTTAGTTGTTGTTTTCTTCTTAGTAGTTGTCTTTTTAGTTGTAGTAGTTTCTGTCTTCTTCTTACGGCCACGCTTCTTCGGTGTTTCTTCAGCCTTATTTACAGAAGTAAGAATATCACCAATTTCCTTAAGCTGGATATTAGAAACCTTTTCTTCCTTAACTACTTTTTCAAATGGATTTGCAATATGCGGAACTGCACCGATTGGAGCTGTTTCCTTGACATCTGCTATAGTCGGGGTAACTGCAACAAAATCATTCATGACCTGTTCCATTGCAGATTCATCTGCTCTCGGCTCTTCAACTTCAAGCGGAGTTGTATTTTCTGGAGTATAGCAATTATCTTCGCCATTACATTTTATAAGCGGATTTGCATATCTATCGTTCTTAATGAAAGATGTATCTCGACCATACTTAGCATCATCATTGGAAGCAATACCATTATTTTCATCAATAGTATTCAATAATTCAGCTGTCTTATCGAAAATCTTCTTTTCAATTTCTTCTACAGTTTGCTGTGCTTTAGGGCACTGTTTTTTCTTTCCACCGCCAAGAATGATATTCACGATAAAAATAACATTCAATAGAGCAGAAATAGATAGTAATGTAATTAATATTGTCATTTTTCCTCACTTTTATTTTAACGTTTGTGTTTTATTTATAAAATTGCCATGTCAAATTCTACTTTTATATTATTTAATAGAAATTTTTTACGTTCTGCATTATTTTCTTCATCGTATTCTTTTACCATTTTAAATAATTCTTTTAAATCTATTGTCTTAATTATTCCTTTATATTCAGAACACTTAAAACATGTAGCTATTGGCCAACCTTCTTTATCATCATAAAGATTAGCTAATATAACATTACCTGTAATTAAACTATTAAATGATAATCTAATACCAATAGGTGTATATCTATTACATAATACAATATAGTTTTCTTTATCCATTATATCAAATGACATTAGTTTTTTATTATATTCATATGTAAAGCAATCATATTTATCTGATAAATATGCTTTTGCTTGGTCAAAGAATTTATTAACCATGTCATTGATTTCGACGTAATTATAATTTTCCATTTTAAACACTTATTGAATGTGAAACAATCGGGAATTCCTGTTCTTTATAGAAAGCATATCTTTCATCATAATGCTGCATACAGTAATTCTTCTTTGTTTTACCAGTTCTAGTCTTATAGCTAAGGTCATCAACAATATCGTAAATAATAACCTTGTTCTTGGTATTATGTTTTCTAAGTCCTCTACCAATAGACTGAAGAACTTGAATTCTTGATTTACTGTTAGAATAAAGCATGACAGCATGAAGCTTAGGAATGTTAACACCAGTAGACATAGTTTTATATGTAGCTACAAGTAATGTTCCATCTTCTTCTTCCAACCCGACTCTTATTTCTTCTCTATCTTTTGCTTTAATGCTACCATTAATAATACTTACTTTTCTATCTGGATATGATTTCTCCAAATATTTTTTAATACTATCAAGATGTTCTCTGTGAGTTACAAGAATAAGCATGTTATTAGTTGCAGGAGTATGGTCTATAACGAAATTCAAAACCTTGTTTCGATTATCGTATTCTTCAACCATCTTTACTTCTTCTGGATAGTTTCTATCTTTATTTTCTTTAATAAAATCAGTGGGGTATCTGAGATAAATCGTAGCAATAGTCATTTTGGACAAATAACCACGGTCAATCAATTCCTTAGATTTTAATTCAAAAACAACATTTCCTAAAACGCCATTAATCAATAATTGGTCAGACAATTCAGCCGGTAAAGTACCAGTTGTTCCAATCTTGTATTCAGCATTAAATGCACTCTTTACAATACGAGATAAAACAGAAGCTTTAGCTTGATGAGCTTCGTCAACAACGATTGCATCATACTTCTCAAAGAATGACTTATCTTGCTTATCTAATGATTGCCAAGTAGAAATAAGAACTGGGGACTTATAGGTAGGTTTCTGACCAGAATAAAGCTTCTCTACATCTAATTCAATATCTTTCCAACCATATTCAGTAAAATCAGTATACATCTGTTCTACGAGCATTGTAGACGGAACGATTAGCAATATTCTTCTTGCTTTTCTCTTTTCAAGAAGGTATCTGAAAATAGAATAAATCATCAAAGATTTACCAGAACCAGTGCAAGACAAAAGCATACCTTTCTTATTAGTTAATGCAGCATGAACAGCATTCAACTGGTAGTCTCTAATTTTTAAACCACCAGTAATGTAACTGTCCAAATCTTTTTCGAGGTCATTTATATCAATATCATCTTTAAAATCATCAAAGAACTGAAGCTTGTAAGAATAGTTCTTTTTCTTACACCATTTAATCAAATTATCAACAAGGCCAATTGGCAATAACTGAGTAATAGCAGAATATGCTCTTACCTTACCATCCCATAAATGATGCTTATAACGTGGGTTAAATCTATAACCTGGTGCAAATGCGGAGAATAGATTATTTATCTCGTGATTGATTTCTTCATCACAATGTATTTGAGCAAATGACTCGTTGGATTTTTCAATAATTATATCTGCCATATAGTAATCTATTTATATCTTAATATATTAAATATAGAAAAAATTCTGGCATTGTAACCAGAATTTTACATTTATTTGAATTTTTTATATTATTATTTATCTTTCAAATATACCTATTGAACAATATCGTAGGTCTGTAAGAAAATATCTTCTTTACACGGATAGAATTCACCCTTAACACCCTTGATGATATAATCACTTTCAATAGCGTAATGATCACCTTCAAGAGTATGAATATACAAATTCCATCTCGGAGGAGCTACACCAGCATCATAAGCATGTGTATCAAGTTCAAACTTACAATCCTTACCACAGAACTGTTCAATTTCTTCTTTATTCTTTCCATTCCATTGAATACATTCAATAGTAACAGGCTTTTTTGTTGCCTTAATAACCATTTTTACTCCTTAATCATCAATACTATTCATATACAATTCATCGACAAAATATTCAATCTGATGAATTACATCGCCAACTGAATCATCCTTGGTCAAATAAACACCAATAGCATGCTTATGACCACCACCTTTACCCATACGTCTTGCAACTTCTGTTAAATCGATATCGTCGCATCGAACAGAAAGGTTATTCTTGTTCTTAATAATGAACCACTTATAGCCTTCTTTCTTAAGTGCATCAATACATTCAACATGATACTTAGAAGTTTCAAAGAATACACCGTTTCTTGCTAAGTCACTAATTTCAAGATTTTCATACATCATTTCAAATTCTTTCTTAGCGTCTACGAAATATCGCTTTTCTTCCTGATACATATTGGTATTTCCACCGATAAATCGTCTTATAAACCACTTATAGCCCATTTCCCAGAACATCATATTAAAATACTTGCTCTTAGGATTCTTGAGTCTAAACATATCATAATCATCGACTATTTCAACTAAATCGCTCAAATAAGAAATATCTTTATACTTCTTGATAAAATTATATGTAAGCATTGCACCAGAATATAACGTGTTGATAATAATATCACTATCGTTATTATAATTCTCAACTGATTCATGATGGTCAAGAACTAATACTGGACAAATCTTCCTTAAATCGTTAATTGTCTTTTCAGGGAAGAAGTCAGTGCAAATAATTGCTTCATACTGGTCCTTATATTCAGCTATTTCAGAAAGGAGTTTCCATTCACTTGAATAGTTGGTAGGGACAACAAATACAGTATCATAAAAGTTCTTCAGAACAATAGAAGAAGCGATACCGTCCATATCAATATGGGTAATATTCAATACTTTTAATTTTGGATTATTATAATTCATAATGATTAAATATAGAAAAAAACCATTGAGTTAACAATGGTTTTATAATATTCTAAATTTTTTAATTAACGTCTAGTAGAATCGTGTTCATCAGCAAGACTATCAAAATAATCTTCAATTTCTTCGATTGATTCACCGCCTTCTTCAGCGTCTTCAATCTTGTCAGTCATCTTGCCTTCGCTAAGCTGTTGCTTAATGTAGTCTTTGATGTCAGAAAGATCTTCTTCGATTAGCTTGAACTGTTCATCATCTTGACACTTGATTGCTTCATATTTATCAAGCCATTCTTGTAACTGTCTCTTATTCATCTTGCTAGGAACTGCACTATACAATTCGTCAATACTTGCATCTTGGCTAATATAACGAGAGTATTCTTTCTTGGCTTCATTTACAGTATAACCTTCAGCATAAAGATTGCTGATAAAATCAATACCATATTGGTCAAGCTGTGCACCTTCAGTAACGAGGTCAATAAATTCGTCACAATTCATATCGCCTTGAACTGCTTCATAAACAGGTTGTGATTTCTTAACCTTGTGTCCGCAGCTTGCGATAATCTTTTTTGCTTCTTCGATAGTCATAACTTCTCCTGTATTTTATTTATTTCTTATAAGTCCTTTTGTATATAGAAAATGTAAAAATGCGAATAGATGTTTGCAGACACCTGTATATTTCTTTGGGTTATGTTGTTTATTAGAAATACTTGCCCAACTTGGAATCGGTGCTACTTGTGCACTATTTTTAGTATTAGGGTGACTTAAATTATATCTATAAGCATTGCAATTACAAGTAACTTTACCTAAATCTTCCATATTAAACGGTAATTCTGTATTATCTCTATGGAATTGTGCTGTACAGACGTATGACTTATTAGGGTCTTCTTCAGAATTTACTTGACCTTGTGCTGTCATATCCTCAGTATCTTCCCCTTCTACTTTAAAATGCTTTACTTGTATTTTATTTTCGTCAGAATATGGGAATACTTTACGATAATTATTAATCAAATCATTTATCGTCTGACCTGCTTCTGTAAGTATTGCAGTTTCTTTTTCTATATAGTTTTTAAAATTCATTATGTATTATTTATAGATATTTTTAACTATCACACGTTAAAATATTCCGTTCTGAGAGATCAAGCCTATCCAGGAATAGATAGGAAAGAACAGAATAAAATATCCCGTCGTCGAATCTGTGGGTTTTATTGGTAATCTTACGAGGCGGTCATCCTGTACTTCGGCTACATATTACCATACCATGGCGGCTAAATGTATAATTTGCTAGATTATACTTCGCTGGACTAGCATCGCCAGTTAAATACCTGGCCATCAATGATAGGAAGAAATGTCCTCAATCTTCCGATGGCCTACCCTCTACCGACAACTACATTGGGTTGAGCTTCGCTCCGAGGAATAGGGCTTTAGCAT